GAAGATTCAACCATCGTCATTAGACAGGGGAATGGTTAATCGGTATTATTTGCTGATAATTAAAAAGATATTTTATGCCTTTACAAAAGACTACATTTAACCCTGGCATTAATAGAGAAGGAACTGCTTATGATAACGAAGGCGGGTGGTTTGATTGTAATTTAGTGCGCTTTCGCATGGGGCATCCAGAAAAATTTGGTGGCTGGCAAAAAGCCATTAGCACACTTTACCAAGGAACAGCTAGAGCTTTACATAATTGGATATCTTTATCGGGTACTAAATACTTAGGTATTGGTACGCATTTTAAATATTACATATCAGAAAATAGCGGTGCTTATGCTGATATTACACCAATCAGATTAACTAACAGCAATACTAATAACGCTTTTGCCGCCGCTGATGGTTCCTCAACAATCACAGTAACAGACGATGCTCATGGAGCTGTGTTAAATGATTTTGTTACTATTTCTGGGGCTGTTGCTTTAGACAATGGAAGTGGAAATGGAAACATTACAGCTGCCGTTTTAAATCAAGAGTATCAAATAGCATCCATAATAGACGGTAATAAATACACGATAGTTGCTAAAGATACGAGCGGCAATACCGTTACAGCTAATAGCAGTGATACTAGTAATGGTGGCTCTGCAACAGATTTTGTATATCAAATAAACACTGGACTAGATGTGGTGGTAAGTTCTACTGGTTGGGGAGCAGGTCTTTGGGGCGGTACTACAGACGGAGCTCTAACAACAACTTTAAATGACTCTGGCGGTATATCGGATTCTGATACAACCATAGTGCTAACTGATGGCACTGGGTTTGCTGATGGCGATACTATATTAATTGGTAGCGAACTTATAACAATAGGTACCGTGTCCACTCATACTTTGAGCAGTTGCACAAGAGGAGTAAGCGGAACAACCGCAGCAGCGCATAGCGATGGAGCTACCGTGCAATTAGTTACAGGTAACGCTAGTTCAGCCAACGATTTTAACGGTTGGGGTCAAGCAGCGGGCACAGGTATACAATCTGCCATAGCTAATTTAAGAATATGGCAACACGACAATTACGGTGAAGACTTAATGTTAAACATTAGAAACGGCGGATTGTTTCGTTGGGTAGAAAACGATGGCACAACAACCAGAGCAAGTTTATTATCAACAGCTACTGGAGCTAATTTAGTTCCAACAAAAGCACTTCAAGTATTAACTTCGGAAACAGATAGACACTTAATTGTATTGGGCGCTGATCCAATAGGCTCAGATGGCACAAGAACAGGAGAAGTTGATCCCATGTTAATAGCGTTCAGCGATCAAGAAGATCCTTTGCAATTTGAAGCCTTAAGCACAAACTCTGCTGGAGATTTACGTTTATCATCTGGTTCACAAATAATTGGTGCGGTTAAGTCAAGACAAGAGATTATGGTATTTACTGATACATCTTTATATAGCATGCAATTCATAGGCCCGCCGTTTACTTTTGGTCTTAACTTAATAAACGAATCAACGGGTTTATTAGGTCCAAACGCCGCAGTAACAGCGCCAGGTGGTGTATTCTTTATGAGTTACGATGCTTTTTACTTATACAATGGAACGGTGCAACAAATACCTTGCACAGTTAGAAACTATGTATTCAGTGATTTAAATAGTGATCAAGCTTTTAAAATACATGCTTTTACTAATAACGAACATTCTGAAGTAGGATGGTTTTATCCATCCGCTAGTGCCACTGAGGTTGATAGATACGTTATTTATAATTACGCAGAACAAGTTTGGTACTACGGACAACTATCAAGAACTGCTTGGTTAGATTCAAACATAGAAAACTATCCGCAAGCAGCAGGCGGAGGTTATATTTATCAGCACGAAATAGGTTTTGATGATGACGGATCTGAAATGACTAATGTGTTTATAGAATCCGCTGACATGGATTTAACTGATGGAGATAAATTTGCTTTCTTGCGAAGAGTTATTCCAGATATAAAATTTTTAGATAACGATTCTAATTCAAATGTTAATTTAATAACTAAGGTTAGAAACTTCCCTGGAGATAGTTTAACAACTGCCTCTACAGCTAATGTAACTCCATCTACAAAACAAAATCACATAAGAGCTAGAGGTAGACAGTTTGTTTTACGTTTAGCGTCTAATGATGGAAATAGCGGTAACATCGGTGTTGGCTGGCGATTAGGATCTACTCGTTATGATATTAGATTAGATGGACGTCAGTAATGGCTAAACTATTACAGACAAGACTGCCTGTATCGTTAGAAACACAAGTAACATCTGATTCTTTTAATAGATTAACCAGAATATTAGAACTTAATTTAGGTGAGTTTGATCCAAGCAATACTGACCAGTTTTCTACCGAGAGAAGAAATCAAACAATATTTAACGCTGGTAGTATTATTTTCAACACCACCATAAATAAATTACAAATATGGAACGGCACAGCTTGGCACGATATAACCATGACTTTAGAAGTTGATGGCAGTATAGGATCAAGAGTTAGAGAAGCTGTTGGATCTGTAGGTTCTGTTACTGTAACTTCAAACAAGACTACAACTTCAGTTTTTGTGTAATAATATTATGGCGATAACAAGATCACAAATGGCTAAGACTACTAGAAAAAAAGGCAAGATGCCGCCTAGAAATAAAAAGAACTTCCGACCAACTAAGTCGGGAGCTGGCATGACTAAGGCTGGTGTTAAAGCTTATCGTAAGTTAAATCCTGGTAGTAAGTTAAAAACTGCTGTCACGGGGAAAGTCAAGAAAGGTAGTAAGGCAGCGAAAAGACGTAAATCTTTTTGCGCTAGATCTGCTGGACAAATGAAGAAGTTCCCTAAAGCAGCAAAAAATCCTAATTCTAGGTTGAGACAAGCAAGAAGACGATGGAAGTGTTAAATGGCAATTAAAAGAAATGTAAAGAGAACTGTTAAAAAAGTATCAAGAGATTTAAAAAAAGCTAGTAATACTCATGCTAGACAAGCAAAAAAACTAGCTGCTCTTAAATTAAAAAAAGGTGGTAGCGCAACTAAAAGAAAAAAAAGCACAACTAAAAAGAAAGGTGCAACACCAACTAATCCATCTTTATATGCAAGGGTAAAAGCAGAAGCTAAGCGTAAATTTAAAGTTTATCCGTCAGCATATGCCAACGCTTGGTTAGTTAGAACATACAAAAAACGCGGCGGCGGATACAGATAAAACTCTACATAACTCAATAACATGAGTCAGTATAATAAGTTTTATTACAAACCTTTGCCTGATTTTTTACAAATAGGCGAAAGCGATATTGAAGGCTCTGGCGTATTCGCTAAAGAATACATAGAAGAAGACTACGATTTAGGCATGACGCACATAAAAGTACCTATCTTGAATGGCTACATAAGAACTCCTCTCGGTGGTTTTGTAAATCACTCTGACGATCCTAACTGTGAATTAGAAGAAAGATTAGATTGGGATGACTATAGAATATATAATCTAGTAACGTTAAGGGATATATTAGAGGGCGAAGAACTAACATTAAATTATCACATTGACGAATAGAAAAAGAAAAGATCCTAAAAAAGGGACTGGCAAGAAGCCAAAAGGTAGCGGTAGACGTCTTTATACAGACGAGAATCCCAAAGATACCGTACGCATAAAGTACGCCACACCAGCTGACGCTAGAGCAACCGTAGCCAAAGTTAAGAAAATTAGAAAACCTTTCGCTAGAAAGATACAAATACTCACTGTCATGGAACAACGAGCAAAAGTTGCAGGAAAGAAAGAACAAGCTAAAATAGCAAAAGCTGGTAAACAAGCAATTAGGAAAAAACATGGCAAAGCCTAAAGGCGGATTAACAGAATGGTTTGGCAAAGGTCCCAAAGGAGATTGGGTTGATATCGGTGCGCCAAAAAAGAAGGGTAAGTTTCAAGCTTGTGGACGTAAATCTGCATCTAAAAGCAAAAGAAAATATCCTAAGTGCGTGCCGAGATCAAAAGCAAAGTCTATGACTAAGAGCCAAATAAGATCTGCGGTAGCTAGAAAAAGAGCAGCTGGCAATCCAGGGGGCAAACCCACTAACGTCAAAACTATTGTCAAAAAGAAAGATGGCGGCATAGTAACTAAGTTAAACAGAGGTTGCGGAGCTGTCATGTCTAATAGAAGAAAACGAACAAGTTATTCTTAATGAGTAAAATATTACTAGGCGTTGTTGCAGTATTAAGCATAGCCTTGTATTTTTTATGGTCACAAAACTCACAGCTCGCATCTCTAAATCAAGCTTTTGAACTAAGAGATCAAGAACAAAAAGCTGCGATAGAATCTTTGCAAAATGATTTTAAGGTGCAGACCGAAGGGCTACTAGCCATACAGTCACGCAATCAAGAAATAGAAGCAGAGATGTCTAGATACCTAGATATCTTTAAACGACACAATCTAAGTAAACTAGCCGCAGCTAAACCTGGACTTATAGAAACTAGAGTAAACAATGGCACTAAAGATGTATTCGACAGTATTGAAGCAGACAGCCGTAGCATTGATCGTCTTGATGACGGTCTACAGTTGCAGCCTGATTCCTAAACAAGTAGACGTCATATCTAAACCGTTAGATAGACAGATAGCGCAGCCTATGTTGCCTAGAGGCATAGACTTAAAAGAACCGTATTGGTATGTGGTATCTGAAAAAAACATAGATGAGTTCTTGGATAGGTTGAAGAAAGAAGAAGGCAGAATTGTTTTTGTCGCTATGTCTATACCCGACTACGAACTCATGTCCTACAATATGCAAGAACTTAAACGCTACATTAACGAGCTCAAAGAGGTCGTTGTGTACTACAGAAAAGTTACAACTAAGGAGACAGAATGAAAACATCGCAAGAAGGTATAGATCTAATAAAACACTTCGAAGGCTGTGAGTTAGAAAGCTATCGTTGTTCTGCTAACGTTCTTACCATAGGCTACGGCACCACTAAAAACGTGGTCGAAGGCATGAAGATATCGCAACATCAAGCAGAAGAATTGTTAATGAAAGACCTTGAAGAGTTTGAAGAATACGTTGAGGATCTGATAGATGTTAAATTAGAGCAACATCAGTTTGATGCTCTAGTTGCTTGGACATATAACTTAGGACCCACTAATTTAAAGACATCCACGTTAAGAAAGGTCTTAAACAAGGGGGCATACGATGATGTGCCAGAACAAATGAAACGTTGGAACAAAGCAGGTGGCCAAGTTTTGAAAGGATTAGTGCGCAGAAGAGATGCTGAAGCACTACTATTCGAAGGTAAAAAATGGCATACTGTTTAGTTATAACTCTAATGGTATAATTTTGCTGTGAAAGATATACAAGATAATCAAAAGGGACTCATGGCTTTAGCAAAAGAAAAGCCTAGTGTCGTTAAAAAAATGGGCTATGACCCAGAGAGTTTTGCCGCTGGTGGCATAGCTATGCTACAAGCTGGCGGTATGATTATGAACCCAATAGGGAACATAGGTTTAGATCCTGACGATGCTATAGAAGAGTTCCTTAGAAGACAAGAAACAGAGGACGGCATAGAGAGCATGCTTAAAAAAAGCATAGAAGACTCTATGAAAGAAGGAGACTCTGACTTTTTTATAGAAAAGTTAATGAAAGGTGAATCTTTTGATGACCCAGATGATCCGTTCAAAGTAAAAGAAAGCATGGACAGAATGGGATCTTTGAGCACACCCGAAGATATTATGGATATAATATCTACAAGATCACAAGGTCCTTCTGATTTTGAAAATCCTTTAATGGAAAACGACCCAACAGCAAGAACAATGGTGGCAAGAGGAGGCATAGGACCTTTAGTTCAGCCAAACTTACCTGGAATAAGAAGAATGAATGAGGGGGGAGATGTTCTCTCTACAGAGTTAGAAAATTTAAGAGACTTATTGGTTGATGCTGGTTTAGATGATGAAGAAGTAGCACGACAAATAGCTGCTGCAAAATTATATGCTGGGCAAGAAACAAAACCAGGTTCTGCTGTTTATATACCAACAGATTCAGCTTTAAAAGCTGTATACAGACCGTATTACTCTGAAGTCACTAAACAATATAATTTAGACAGACCTATAGATCCACAAACTGGAGAGCCGATTCCGTTTAATCCTTTGTTAGGCCCATCGGCTAGTGCTGTTGATTTTAATTTAACGCCACAAAGATTAGCTGGCATTGAATACGCTAACGCACCCATGCCCGCGAAAACTCAAGGCATAGGTCCACTAGCAAAAGATATAGGGCCTGTTAGTCCACCTGCTCAAGCGAAACCTATTGGAGCTCCTCAACAACCAATAAACAACATACCATTAGATGTTATTGAAGAAATTAGGAGCAGACCTAAAATGAATCTTGCAATGATGGCTGAAGGCGGCATGACGATGGACGGACAATACTTCCCAGATTTAGACGATTTAATTACAGGCCCTGGCGGTGAGCGTGACGATAAAATTCCAGCTATGTTAAGCGACGGTGAATTTGTAACTAATGCAAGAGCCGTTCGAGGTATAGGAGCATTGGCTGGAGCACCAATGAATGATCCGTTTGCACAAAGAATGGAAGGGGCAAAACAAATGTACGCTATGCAAAAAGCTGCTGAAGATTACATGAAGAGAATGAGATAATGTCTAATATATTTGAACAGTTTGGAGATTTTTTAGGCGGAGCTTTTAAGCCAAGTACAGAACAAATAGAAGCTAAAACAACAGAGCTTCCGCAAACAGGTTATTCTTTTGTATCTCCTTACGCAGAAGACTACAGCAGACGTCTTCTGTCTGCTTACTTTGGCGATCCTCTTAGAGGTATTCAAGGTTTAATATCTCAGCCTAGAGATATACCTATCGAAGGCACCGCTGGTTTAGATCCACTAGAAACAAGAGCAAGAGAACTTGCTGGTCAACTAGGCGAGTTTAGAGGTTTTGTGCCAGAGGCAGCAGATTTAATTAGAGAAGAAGCGCAAACGGGTAGAGAAGGAATAGATATAACTAGATCTGGTATTGGCTTGTTAGGCGAACAAGCTGGGGCCACAAGAGCTGGATTGGATCAACTAAGAGAAGCCAGTCAGTTGGCTAGAGATCCTAGTGCTGGCATATCGCAATTTATGAATCCGTTTGAACAACAAGTCGTTCAACAAACCATAGAGGACATAACCAAGCAATCCGACATACAAGGCGTAGCAGACAGAGCCAGAGCTGTTGGAGCTGGAGCATTTGGTGGCAGCAGAGGAAGATTACAAGAATCAGAAAGAGAAGAAGCTTTAGGCAGAGGTTTATTAAAAGCAGTTGGCGATTTAAGATCAAGAGGTTTTGAAGGAGCTAGAGAATCAGCTGCTAGACAAGTTTCTCAGATCGGCGATTTAGGTCAAGCCATGGGCGGACTAGGAGCAAACCTTGGTTCTGCTGGATTAGCTTTTGGAACAGTTGGTCAAGGCATAGGATCGTTAGGACAACAAATAGGTGGTGCTGGTCAATCGTTAGCTGGTATAGGTCAGTTAGGACAAACCATGTTAGGCACTCAAGTAGGCGCTCTAGAAAGACTAGGTGCTACTGGTAGAGGTATAGATCAAG